GTCCTGAGGGTGGCCGCCCCGGAAGGACCCGTAGAATTCATGCGGTTATCCTGCTCGCCTGGGACACCTATCCGGACCGACCATTCACCTTGTGTGCGGCTCCTTTGAACGAGGCCTGCTGACTCGAGTCGGCGCAACGTCCTTCGAACGGACACGACGTGAGCATGGAGCACCAGCGCCAGACGCTTCGGCCTGGTGTCACCACCTCGCACCAGTGCGACGATGATGCGGATACCCAAGGCGATAGGGTTGCGCTGAAAGGCCATGGTCAGGCAGTGCGCTGGCCTGTGGTCAGGTGGGTAGGGATGTGCTTGGGTACAACGTGGTGGGCCTCGTCGTAGTGCTTGAGGGCCAAGCGTGCGGAGATCAGGGCCTTCCCTGCCTCGCGATGCATGGCCGTGTTCGCGGTGCGGCGATATACAATCTCCATGATCCGCCACTCCTCCACTTCCTTGAGCAGGACGGATCTGGTGAGGTCTGGTTCACTTGGTGAAAGCATCGGCTTCTCCTTCGCGTGGGTTGTTCATGCGGTCGTGCCTGGTGGTGCCCGTGCTGTGAGGCGCTGGCTCCTCCTCCTCCACTGGGCCATCCTGATGGCTGCGGATCTCTGCAAACCGTTGCCCTTGGGCTGGATACCAGAGGAGGTCGACGTGTCCTGTTGGTCCGCTTCGATTGGCGGCGATCTCAGCCCGGACGATCTGCGTGTTGCTGTCAGGCTTCCAGAGAAAGATCACGCCATCAGCATCCTGCTCGATGCTGCCTGATCCCCGGAGATCGCTCAGCTGGGGCCGAGGGCTGTTCATCAGCACCCCGCCTCTGCCGCGGTCCTGCTTCCGGCCGTCGCGGTTCATCTGCGACAGGAGGAGAATCGGCAGGCGCAGATACCTGGCCAACTGCTTGAGCCGCTTCGTTGCCTCGCTTACGCACTCGTATTCGTTCTGGGCCCGGTGCGTGCGGTTGAGCAGCTGCAGGTAGTCGATGACCAGGAGCGAAAGCTGGGGATGCATGCGCTTCCGGCTCTGGGTCCAGGTCGCCACGTCGTGCACGGTGCAGCCATCGGTTACGTCCCGCACGTCCACGCCGAGTTCGCCGAGCTCGGTCCGGATAAGATTCGCCTGCTCGCGCTGCCCCTTGTCCAGTCGGCCGTCCTTCACCTGATCGACTGCGCACCGCAACCGCCGGGCGATGAGCACCGTCGCCAGTTCTTGATTGCTCATCTCGCAACTTACGGCGGCAACTGATCTTGGCCCGTATTCCTTGGCCGTGCTGGTGATGGCATGCAGGAGCAGTGAGGTCTTGCCGCACTTGGGGGCCGCGGCCAATACCCACAACTGGCCAGGTCGAAGAGGAGCGATGCGGTCGATGGAATGGAGGCCGAACTTGGCGCAACGCTGTCCCGCTCCACCCACGATTTCGTCATGCTGGGCAATCGCTTGGTCTGCCCCATCGACGAGCATGGACGCCCCGCCGGCCTTGGTCTGGCTCATGGCCAGGTTGAGCGTCGAATCGACGATCTCGCCGACCTCGCGAACGCCCTGGGGACGCCTCAGGCTGTCCACCGCGCTCGAGAATATCGCAATGGCCTGCCGCTGCCGGTAGTGGTCGGCGATAATCCTCGCGTTCTTCCGCAAATGGTCGTCGCCAAACGTTCCAGGCTGGCCGCTGATCGCATCGGAGGCATATCCACCGATCGCCTGCAGGGCGCTGTCGTCGTAGCTCAGGGACGAGTCCTCGGGCAGCTTGGGCAGCCGGCCCGGCAGCCCGTCGAGGTCGTGGAGGCGTTTGGCGACGTCGAGGAAGCTCAGGGAGGCCAGACAGGCGGAAACGCTCCCAGAGTCGATTACAGCGCCCTCGCCGGCCAATTGCTGGCAGGCCACGGCGATAATTCGGTGATCTCGGCCGTAGAACGCGGCCGGGGTGCCAATTATCTCTAGAATCGTCTCCCAGGCGTTCTGCCAGCGGCCTGAGAGGACCGACCCAAGCACTCCGCGCTCGATTTCTTCGTTCCGGGTGTGGTCGGCGGGTGCGGGGGACGATTTCACGCGCTGACCTTGATGGCGAGCAGCTGCTCGGACTTCTGCAGGTCGCCGTCGAGCGTCGCCTGCAGCGTTTCGGCGTCGCGGACGGTCTCAGGAGGCCATTCGGTGAGTTCGAGCACCTTCCGCCAGCCCAGGTGCTTAATGAGCCGCCTTGTACCCTCCCTGCAGACCCGTTCGCGTGCCTGGTGGTGATCCGATGCCGCTTTCGCCTCCTGGCTGATCTGGGCGGGGCTGGCGTCGGCTTCCAGGGCCTCGGCCAACTCGTCCGGCCAGAGTTTCACCTTCGCGGCCACGCATGCGTATTCGGCCACCCTTCGGCATGTGGCGATGCCGAACGCTCGGACGCTGATAACCAGTTGGTCGAGGTTCTGCTGCGTGCGCTCGGGGTCCTTGGCGGTCCATTTGACGAACGGGGAGAGCGAGAGGGCGTCGGTCTCGGGGTTGCTCAGTACGGTCTCCGTCTTCGCCTTGCCCTTCGATGAGAACACCTCCTCTGGGTCTGGGTCCTCCTCGATGATGCGGTGTGCGGATGTGCGCTGTCTCGTCTCGTCTCGTCCCGTCCCGTCCCGTCCCGTCCCGTCAGCCGGCAAGATCCGGCTTCTTGCCGGCATATTGCCGGCAACATCGGGCTTTCTGCCGGCAGGTTCCGGGATCTTGCCGGCAGGAAGTGGCTTCTTGCCGGCAGGAACGACCTCCAACCACCCGATCCGCGGCGATGACAGCACCTCGAGCGCGAGGGCGAAGGAAGCGGCCGGAAAACCGGTCATCACCTCCATGTCTTCGGGGGTGTAAGGATGGCCCTCGTCGTCCGCCAGAATGCCCAGGTCGGTCGTCTGCGTGGCTTTGGCCGAGATGCTCGCCATGAGGATAAAGGCCCCGTAGATCTCGCAGCCCTGGGGATGGTTGGCCAACCGCTGGGCCGATCGCTTCTGCAGGTCGGTGGGGACGCTGATCCAGGGCAGGCGGAGCCGGCGGGCCTTCACGCCTTGGCGGAGGGCGTCGCGCTTGATGAACACCTCGTCGAACTGCTTGATGCGATAGGTGGCGGTCATGGTCTCAGGCGATCTTTGGAATGGTGATGGCGGCGACGTGGATGGCTTGAGAGCGATCGAGGAGCAGCACCTCGGATTCCCCGCGGCGAAGGAACAGGGCCAGTAGTGCTGTAGCCGGAATCTTGTACCCCTTGATCTCGTCCACCCCACGGCGAGAGGCGAACTCCATCGCCTTCTCGGGTTCCAACGTGTAGGCGATCCAATCCATTTCGCCTTGACGATGGGAGCGCCAGGCAATCACCAATTCCGGTAGCTTGGCAAATGCCGCCACCTCGGACGGCTTCATGATTGAGGTATGCCGGTTCGGGCGCTTGCTGCTGAACAGGCGTTTCCACGTCCTAATATCGCTGAACCCGTTGTAATTGACCCACAAGGTCGAGAGCAGGAACCAATACCAGTAATCGCCCAGTTTATTCTGGTGCTTGGCGAAATAGGCCACTGCCTGCGGTGTGCCCTGGTACTTGAGCAGCTTCTTCGCGATCTCGACCTCGTTCGGAGTGCTGCCGGTCCAATCCGGGGAGATGTCGCCAAGGGCCATATCGATGGTCTTCATGCGCTCACCACCTTGTCCATCGTCTCAGGCGCACGGCTGCAATGCCTCCAGAAGCGGTAGTAGAATGTCCCCCGCAGGCCTTCCAGTTCGCCGTCTGTCAGCTTCCGGCACTTCAACTCGGTCGCGGCACGGGCGGTCTTGATCTGCAACCGCTTGGAATTGAAAGGCGCTGGCTCGACCGTCAGTACGCCCGCCCATGGCGGGAGGTGCTCGGCCGTCAGCTTGGTTTGGGCGATTTCCCACAGCGCCAGAGGCACGCAGTACATGAACCATTTGTGCCGGCCGCCGAGCTCCACGTCCTGGAACTTGGAGACCTGGGATTTCGATACATAGCCGGCGCTGTAGACCGTGACTGATTTCTCCGCGTCCTTCTTCCAATCACTGAGCGACAACTTCACCTCAACCTCGGTCAGGTATCCAGCGGGCGTGACCATCACCAAATCCCGCTCAAATCCGCCAAGCCCGCAGCATCGCGGGATTACCATATTCTTGTACCAGTCGAACCGCTGACCGAGCGCCGTCAGGATTTGGCCTTCTGTGAACGGCTGGGTCATGCCTCCCCCGCGTCGGCCCGGAGGGATTGCCGGTTCAGTTCGGTCCATTCCGCCAAGTCCTGGTCTACCTTCTCTCGTTCCAATCGAAGCATTCGCCCAGTGAGGAAGTCCTCGTTTTCGTATAGCTCAGATCCACAGGCGCAGATGGCCTCGTTGAATAACTCATCATGGTTCACCTCTTTCCGGCACGCCGCGCAGTAGACGAACTGCTCCGGGTCCGTCGTCTCGTCGCCCATGAGGTTGTAGTGGACTGGCATCAGTCCCCCTGACGATCAATGCGGTATGATACGGAATGGCGTGAGCGAGATTGCGTCCCGGCGTCCCACCCAGGAGGAAGGCGGACCCAGACACGGTAGAGCTCGAAATAGATCTCAGTCCATTCCTCTATGATGATCGAGCGGCCTCTCATACCTTCGCCTCCTGTTTCGCCGGCAGCACCTCGACCACGACCAAGCGGTCCCGTGAATTCGCATCGAGCCAGGTCTTGTTACCGGACTCGTACTGCAATTTCACCCGGCCCTTTGGCGACCATTCCAGGACGGTGGCTTCAAAGGGGCGATCCTCATCGGATGTCCAACTGGAGGTTAGGGCGATGAACCGCGTTCCCTCGGGATGTTTCTTGAGGTTGAGCTTCACGGCTTCACCGCTTCCCACCCGCACATCGGGCAGCGGAGCGGATTGGAGACGCAGGGCTCACAGGGCGGCGAGATGTGACAGGAGCAGTCTTTGACCGGCTGGAATCCGATGATGCCCGCGCAACCGTCACGCCTGCAGAGTTCGCCTTCCTCCGTGCCTAAAGCGGCCTCGGCGAATAACTCGGCGACGGTCTTCGGATCGAACGAATCGCCTTCGAGGGTGATGGTCTGAGATTTGGCAGGGACCGGCTGCGCAAGGGCTTTGTCACATGCCTCGGTGATATGCCGATAGCCCTGCAATGGGTCGGCGGGGATGTTGCCCAGGCCGTAGGATGCGATGTCGCGTATGTAGAGGATGTCCCCCTTGAGCGAGGCGAGCTTGGCCATGGCGTTGATGACCTCGGCCTTGAGGGCGGCAAGTTCGGCCCTCAATCCCTCCATTGCCGGTTTCCCTGCGGTCACGATCTGTGCCAACTTATGGCCGATATTCTCTAATTCGCCGCGCAGCCGGATAATCACCTCGTCCTGTTGGATGATCTTGGCTTCCGCGCCATCGCGTATCGCGGTCATCGCTGCGAGGTTGGCCAGGGCGGCATCGCGCTCCATGATAACCTCCGTCATGGCGTCAGTCTTCTTGATGCTGGCGAAGACTTCTTGCAGCCTGCGCTGACTCGCTTCCTCCTGCGCCTTGGTGCGTGGCGTCGGATCCTTGTCGATCAGCATGGTTTGAATCTCGGCTTCCTCTGCGCGGTATTTCTCCAGTTCAGCCTTCGCCGCAGCGAGTTCCGCTTGCAGGGACGCGATGGCCCCCCGCGCCTCGGTCGCCATTGCGACTAGCGTGTTCGGCTTGCCTGGTTTGCCCATTCCAGCCGCTTCAAGCTCCCGGATGGAGGCAACGCAATTTTCGTAGATCACAGCATCCCCCGCCGGCTGGCCCACGATCGCCGTAATCGCCTTGTTCTCCATGACGGCGGCAACGCGGTCCTTAACCGACGCCGCCGGCTGGGCCTCTGCGGCTTGTATCTTAGCAATACTCATGACCGCGAAGCCTTCCGGAATCAGGCCACCGCGAGCAACGTAAAGAATTGGCGTATATATCGACCGATCGCTGTAATCACATTTAACCGGGCACCACTCTCGCAACCAGAGCGTATCGAAGACCCTGAAATCCCGATCATCCTTCCGGAACTCAAATGTTTTTTCTCCGGACCATACCTTATCGAAGTATTCCGGGTGACATTTAAGCTCATGGATAATTGGCGGCCTAGTGGTCATGGATTCACCGCCCCCTTCTGGTGTCGCGGATGATGTCCAGAACGCGGAGGCATTCCTCCTGGGCTGCATCGAGCATCACGGGGTCGCCAGACTGGAATGCGGCGTCGACTGAGGATGGAAGGACGACCATCACCGCCGCTGCCCGCTTCCGTTGAGCGTCGAGGAAGGCGCGGCGAGCAATGCGGCGCTCCTTGGCCGGCTGCTCCCATTTTTTCTGGGCCTCGATGTCCTCGGGGCTCATTTCCTTGGGGTACTGGACGGACTGAACAACTGGATCTGCCATGGGTGCTCCGGGTGGTGTTGGCCGATGTCCCGCCCTGGAGGCGACGGGAACACGGTCAGCATCAGGCCTGAGCAGCAGCCTTCCGCCGGATCAACAGCGCATCGTCAAGAGGCGCGAGATAGAGCGTTGCCCTTCCCACCTTGACGGGGCAGCCGGTGAGCGGTCCGCCCAAGGACTGGTTGATGGTCTGCGCATCGCTCGGCAGTGCCCTAGGCGCATCGAACTTCTGCAGGTACTTCGCGTCCCATTCCTCGCGGGTCAGCACTTGCAGGAGGACCAGCGCCTCCGGCTGCATATCCGTGATGACCCACAGGCCTGGGAAGTCGTCGAGCGCGATCGGCTTCACCTTGAAAGGCTTGCCGGTCGAGTCGTTGGCCTTGATGGTCGCAGCCTGAAGCGCCTTCATCGGCTGATTGGCGTCGAGCTCGATCATGTCGTTGCTCTTGATCCGGGCGGCCAGGCGATCGAGGGCCGTCTCTTCCTTCTGCTCTGAGTCGCCGAACGGCGGTGCAGCCGGTTCCGCGTCCTGCAGGTCGCCGTCGTCCCCGTTGTCGGCCTCGAGGTCGATCTCCTGCTGCCCATCGGTCGGGATCATCCCCAGGTGCTTGGCGATGCGCTCGTCGAGCTTCTTCATGTGCTGGGTCGTGGTCTTTACGTCCTCCTTCTGCTCAAGCAGCTGCTTCGCCAGGTGGTCGCGCTCATGGACCAGCTTCATGCCGTGCTCGGCGTGCTTGCGCAGTGCCTTGCTCGATTCCTCAGCCCGGATCCCTGCCTCGATGGTGGGGTCGAGCTTCTCCAACGCCCACGCCGGCAGATCCTTGGTCGTCTTGCCGCCATCGGCCTTCACGTCGTACATGGTGATCTCGCCCTGGGTCTGCATGTTCACGATGCGGACGGGGACGCCTGCACAGTTGACCCATGTGCCGATCGTGTGCGGGAACTGGAGCCGCGTCGGTCTGCCATGAGCTTCGGCGAGGTGCTGGGCGACGGTTTTTGTCCCGGCAACGGTGTCATTGAAATTGATAGCGGCGGTTTCGTCCTTCTCGCCGACCGGTTCCTCGGGCAACCGCTTGAGCATCGTATCTCCGTTGTCGGAGATGATCTCGATGCGCCCGTCCTTTTTGATCTGCTTCATAAATCCGACGATCGCCTCCGGGGTGGCGTCCTGGGAATAGGCGTCCTTGAGCACCAGTTCGATAGAGGCTTCGACGGGGGCTCCCTTGCTGGCCGCTTCGAGGTCCTTCAGGAAGTCGACGGCCTTGTCGATGAACGGGTCGCGCTTCTGCTTCCGCTTCTTCTCCTGGTTGATCGCCACTCTCGCGGGATCTGCTGCGTCGGGGCCGAGAACTTCGGGTTCATTGGCCTGGGGTTTCGTGTTGGTCTTCTTGGGTCTAGCCATGGGCTTCCTTCTGGGTGGGTGAACGGAACGGGACAGGGAGATTGAGGCGTTCGGAGACGGTGCGGAACTCGTCATCGGTGAGCGTCGAGGCTCCGGTCAGGAACGGGCGGACGCGGCCTTCACGGATGCCGATGCGGACAGCGATCTCGCCAGTGTTGAATCCGGCCTTGGCGAGCGTGGTGACGATCATGAGCGCGTGGGCCTGTTGCTCGATGCGGGCGAGGTCGGTCATGCGACGCCCTCCACTCGCAGTTGCTTGCCGATCGGGTCCGCCGCGGCGATGCGCTTTCGGGCCATCTCGGCATAGGCCGGGTTCAGTTCGATGCCGATGAAGTTCCTGTGATGCTGCAATGCGACCATGCCGGTCGTGCCGGATCCGGTGAATGGATCCAGGACGGTGCCGCTTTCCGGGCAGCCGGCGAGAACGCAGGGCTCGACCAGATCTGGCGGCATGGTCGCGAAATGGGCAATACGAACCGGCTTCGAGGTGATCGTCCAAACGTCTCGCTTATTCCGCGTTTCGCGTGGGCCAATCATATGCAGCGAGCCGCGCAAGTTGGCGTTCCCGCCTTCCCGCTCACCTGGTACGGCGACAATCGGGACCAGATTGCCCGGGCCCCGTGGTTCTACCGTTTGCTCTGCGATGGCTTCGCTGTCGTAGTAATAGGACTCGGACTTCGCGAACAGGAAGAGGTATTCATGCGAGCGGGTCGGACGATCCGTCACGCTCTCGGGCATTGGGTTGGGCTTATGCCATATGATGTCGCTCCGCAGATAGAACCCGGCCGCCTGGAGCGCGAAGGCAACACGCCATGGGATGCCGACGAGATCCTTCGGCTTCAACTCGTCGCCGCTCTTGTCGATGGGTCGCGCGGTATGAGTTCTGTTATCACGGCATGAATTCTTGCCCTGCCCACCGCCACCCTTGCCTGCGAAGCTATCGCCCAGATTCAACCAGATGGTGCCATCAGCCCGCAGCAAGCGGCCGACTTCCGCGAAGACATCCACCAGGCGAGCGATGTAGGAAGATGGGGTGTCCTCCATGCCAATCTGCCCCTCGACGCCATAATCCCTGAGCCCCCAATAAGGCGGCGACGTGACGCAGCAGTGGATGGATTCCGCTGGTAGCGTGCGCAGGACCGCAAGGGCGTCGCCTGTGTGGACGATGGCCGTCATGCGGTGAAACCCGTGCAAGCTGCACGCTGCAAAACGCACGATGGATGGGCAAAAAATAAGGATTTACGTCTCGCTCGTCGTTTCCTCGAATCCAACCGATTCAGATATCCCGTGCGGTTGTATTCCGTCATCGCCGCTTCCAGCCTGGAGCGGAGGAAGATCGGCATCGGTTCGCTCAGGACGCAGCGCACGGCATCGGCTAGGCGATCGCCGCTTGAGATCTTTCGTCCGCTGCTCACGCCGACACCGGCTTCTGGCTGATGAGGTGCCACTTCCCATTGGCCGGCTCGATCTCGCCCGCCGCCCGGAGCTTCTGAATCAGCCGCTTGGCCCGTGTGTACGGGACGCCCATCAGGACTGGAATATCAGCCTGGTGCAGCGGCCCATCGGCGAGCATGGCTCGCAGCTTGTCGGTCTGCTCGGCTACCTCTTGCAGAACCGGACGGCCTCCAGCGATGCGAGCGAGCTCACGGATGCGGGCCTGATCGGGATCCACGGGCAGCGGGACGAGGGCTGGCTTCTCGGTCTTGGAATAGGCGCGGGTTCTCATGTCAGGAACTCCAGGACAGTTCCCCGAAGCGCCTCAGGAGCCTGGAACTGTTCGTATGCACAGGTGAACCACTTCGGAGCGTCGTCGTAGATGTAGCCGAGATATTTCAGGCAATCGGGGATGGGCTTCGCGCCAGCGACGAGGTTGCCGTAATCAAGGATGCTTCTCCGGTAGGACGTGATCCGCATCCGGACGTGGATCTGCGGGGCCCGGTTGCGAATTGGCAGAGCGCAGCGGAGGAGGATCATCCAGGCGTCCCGCTCCTTGCTGTACGTCTGGCTGGCGAACCGGCCGCGCTTGTTGTTCCAGAGATTCGCCGAGGGCAGGAGTCGATCGATGCGGACTGGGCGGATGGTCACGCATCCCCCATCAGGTCGTCAGAGGCGCGGAGCTCGCCTCGCTCGATCAGTTCCAGTTTCCGGAGTTTGGCCAAGGCAGAGAAGAATCCGCCGCTAGTTGGCGAATAGCCGGTCTGCTTGCACAGGAAGTCCTTGCTCACGGCATCCGGATAGGCCCCGGCGATGATGCCGAGGATCACGCCTTCAGCCTTTGGGAGTTCCTTGATCCAGTAGGCCAAGCGATCCGCGCCGCTCGGAATTGGAGGCACGTCGTCTGCTGCGGCGATGCCCTGGGGGGTGACGCGATTACCGGAGCCGACGCCTTCCATGTAGAGCCGTTGCCGCAATCCGGCCAGTGCGCTGAAGAATCCCCCCGAGGTTGGCGAGTAGCCGGAGAGGACGGCCAGTTGTGCGTTGCTGCTCGGCTTCGGGTGACGCTGCACCAGTGCCACCAGGATGGCGCGTTCGGCCTTTGACAGCGTGGTATCGGACGGGCCGGTATAGGCGCGGCGAACGGTCTCGGTCTTGGCCTTCTCCGCCTTCATGGTCTGGGGCGAGTAATCCTTCGGCGTTGGCGCAGTGATTCGAGTCCCTGGCTCCTTGGGAATCCCGGCCGTGAAGATGTCCCAGGCCGCTGCCAGAGTAGCGCGATGCGCCTGGATCGCCTTCAGCCAGCGGCAATCACGTTCATGTATTGCGCGTTGAATCTGTGCGTCCACGTCGACCACGACCGCCGCCGGCTTCGACGCCAGTTCCTTGCGCAGCTTGGCGAGCTCGGCCTTCAGGCGCTTGGGATCGTTCTCCTCGGCTTCCTTGACGGCGTCGCCGATGATCGCCCGGAGTTGATCCTGATCGACTGCCGCGGTCGTGACCTTGCGATCGGCGTCTCCATCGCCGGTCGGGGTGGACGTGTTGTCGTACGTCCGGAAGAATGGCATCCTCACCCGTGAGACCTGCTCGACGGCACCAGAGCAGACCCAAGCCGTACCAGTCGGCAGGCCGGGCATGGAATTGGCGATCTCCTCGCGAGCCTTCTTGTCCCGGATGTGAGCGCCGAGCCATTCCATAACCGGCTTTTGATCGGCAGGATGAATCAGGCGATGAGCGAGGATCGTCTCGCAGCTTCCCAGGACCGCGTTATGCAAGGCTTGGGTCCGCTGGGTGCAGAGGACCAGGCGGATACCCTTGGAGCGGCTGGCGGTGGCCAGCTTCTTCATGTAGTGGATCGCCATGTTCTCGGCCCCGAACCCGGCGCGTTCCTTCGGAGCGAGTTCGTGGGCCTCCTCGATGACCAGATACACAACGCCCTTCGCATACCGCATCAGGGCCGGGGCGAAGTCGCAGAAGAACCGATGGAGTCCGCCGGGTTCGAAGTCGGACATATCGATGACCGACAACGGCAGTTGGCCCGAGCCGACAAGCTGGCCGATGGCGGCACCGGCCGTCGAGTGCAGGGGAAGGTGGCCGTGGGGCCCGCCCAGGATCGTGAAGGGCAGCCCGGGACGCTTACCGTCCGCGCTCGAGGTGATGCCCCACCAGTCGCTCTTGAGGGTGTCGAGGATGCAGACGCGGACGCCTTGGGTCGCGACCTGCTCGACGATGACGCGGGCGGAAGAACTCTTGCCGCTTCCGGTCTTCCCGAGCGCGGCCATGTGGCTGGCGAGGGCTGCCGCGGGAATCGGGAAGTGAGCCAGAGGGCCGAAGGGCATGCTCGGGCTCACTTCCGGTCCTCGTAGATGTACGCGCTCGGGCTGGCCTTCCGCTTCTTGAGCCACTTCCGCACCTTGCCGTCGATGTCGTCAGGGAATCGGACGCGCAGGCATTCCTCGATTTCACCGAAGGCCAGGCACCTGGCGGCGAAGATGGGGATTTGCTTCCCTACCCACTCGTCCGTCTCGACGCCGAACCAGAGCGACAGACCGTGCAGGACGGACTTCGGGACCTTGAGCGGGCGCGGGTATTCCTTCCCCTCCTTGTCCTTCACGTAGAGCATTGGAGCGGACTGCTCCGGATCGCCGTCGCGTTTCGGCAGCTTCTCGCGGGTCATACGTGAGATCGTTACCTCGCGCTCTTTCGGGAAGTCCTGCGGGCTGAGGTACTTCGCCGGGTCGAGCAAGGTCTTGTAGTGAGCCATGTTATTCGTCTCCGTAGCTGTCGATGTTTTCCGTCATCCACGCCGGAGGGCTGGCGATGAGATGCAGGCTTTCGGGGTCGGACCAGTCGCCGGATTTCGTTCGCGCCACGATCCCGTGGAGGGCGTCGTCGATGGCCTTGTCGGCAATGTCCTGGTAGTCCGGATCGAGTTCGACTATCCGCCAGCGGAACGGCCATGACTTCTCCGCGAAGATCAGGACGAAGGCGTTGTCCTCGTTCGTTTCGGCTTTGATTACCCGGGTGTAGAACTTGGCCTGAATGTGATAGCCGCGCTTGTATATCTCGCGCTCGATGTCCTCGATGGCACCGATGGACTTGAGATCGAAGACGATCCGGCCGGGTCGGTTCCAGTGGTCCGTTCGGCACTGGACGCCCAAGCCGTTGAGCATGGTCCGAACCGTGACCTCCGACTTGCCGCTGCTGAGCGCCTTCTGCACCTCGTCCGGCATCCGCTTCGCCATCATCGAAATGGTGCAGTAGTCCTCCATCGTGATGATCTGCCGCCCGTCGTGCGCTTCCTTCCAGGACTTCCCTTCCTTCGAAGCGAACGACATGCCCTCCGGCTTGATCGCGATCGACTGGCGAAACCGCTCCGGCTCCAGCATCGCGAGATGAGTCAAGGTCCCGAGGATGAGCGCGGGGGTTTCCTTGTCCGGGACGAGGCCTTCGCGCTTGTCGTGGAACAGCGCCGGAGAGCGGAGATAGTCGCGGATGTCGCTGCTCCCAATGGCGGGGCTGGCGTGGTATTCTGCGCTGGATTCGGTGAAGGAGATCACAGGCGGCCAGCCTCAGATTCGAGCCAAGCCGCGAACTTGGCGATCTGGTCGGAGATCTTCCCCTGCAGGGCGCGACCGGATTCGCTGGCCATGTGCGGGACGGGGATCAGGCGAATGGACGAGGCCAGCGCCGTGAGCTTCTGCCGGTCAGGGGCCGACGCCGCCTTCGCCGCAGCCGCCTTCTCAGCGTCCGCCTTCTCCTTCTCGGCCTTGTCCTTGGCCTTGAGTTCGGCCTCTGCCGCCTCGCGCTTCTCGCGCTCAACCTTGGCAGCCTTCGCCGCCTTCTCGCGCTCGGCCTTGGCCTTGGCCTCTATCTCCTCCCGAGCCAGTCGCTCGTCGGCAGCCACCTTGGCGAGCCGGTCATTCTCCACGCGCATCCGTTCGCGCTCGGCCGCTTCGTCAGCCTGGCGCTTCTCTGCCGCCAACGCTTCGGCCTTCTCACGGGCGACGCGCTCGTCGTTGGCCTTCTGAATAGCCAAAGCCTGGGCTTCCTTAGCCGCCTTGGCACCAGCCAGGAGGAGGTCCCACTGCACCGCCGGCATGGACCCAAGGTCGTAGAAGGATGGGTCGGCGAAGGGTTCCAGTTCCTTCGACCGCGCTTCCTTGAGCGCGGCCTTCCTGTTTGCTTCCGCGATCTCCTCCGCCTTCTCGATCTTCTCCATCGCTTCCTCGATGGGGACGAGATCGCAGACGAGAACGGCGTTGACGCCATCGATCGCCTTCCCACGGCGAAGGCTATCCGCCTTCAGTTCAACGCGGGTCCGCTCGGCATCGACGCGAATCTCCTTCAGCTTGAGGCGCAACGCCCTGGCCGCTTTCGGGGCGCTGATCGGGATGTCCTTTGCCGATTCGCGCAGTTCATGGAACTGGGCGAAGTGCGGCGCGAAGGCCATCAGGATGTGCTTGGCACCATCCACGGACAGGCCGGTATCAGCGACGGCCTTCTCAAGTGCGGGGGATACGGTGAGGGTTGCGGGGGTGTTCACGACTGCACCTCATCACGCAGCCCGTCGATCTGCTCTTGCAGGGAATCGACCTTCCGGAGGAACTCGCTGACCGCCTTTTCCTCCTCCGCCTTGATCCGGGATTCGAACGCAGACTTTTCGATTGCATCCAAGGCGTCCCGGACGGTGCTAACTGCGGTTAATTTATTGCCGCCGATATAGTAGGTAGCTTCATGAACATGGGTGAAAGCCTGCCGTAATCTGGCCCGCAATTCATTCGCGGCTTTAAGGCGGATGCGCTCATCTATTGAATCGACGGTACTCATGGGACTCTCTGGGGTGGTGCTTCGATCACTCGAAGCGTTGGCCGGGTGGGTAGACGTAATTGTGATTCTTCCGCCGCTCCGCCTGCTCCGGCGTCTCAGCAATGAAAGGTGTCTCTCCGCGCTTCATCCGCTGTAGTTCGCCACGGACCACGCGGACGGTTGTGCCGCCCTCGGAGAGAACGCGGGCAATCTGATTCAGTTCTCCTTCCGTGTACGTCGACCACGGGAGAGCAGCGAGGAATGTGCGGAGGTCGGCGGGTGACATGTCAGTGCAGCGAACCGGCCCAACGGATGAGGACGGCCAGCGTCCAGATAGAGATGGCGGCGCTCAGTACCACCAGGGCGAGGCCTGCCATGCGGTACCGGCGATCCTGGCGGCGCAGCTGGGCGGTCGTCTTCCGGTTCTGTAGGGCTCGCCACGCTGCGGCCTTAGCGTCGACCTCGGCCATCGTCTCATCGATGGCCGCATGGAAGCGGCGGGTGTCGACCACGCTGGCCCCGCGCTTCTTGACGCCGATCAGCGTCGTGCCCTCCTGATCGACCACGACCGGCGATGGTGCAGGTTCACGGTAGACCAACTCTGACTGGCCCTTCCCGTTGTAGGCGTAGGTGGAGTCACCGTTGCGCCATATGCGGACGGTCGTCTGCGGAATCTGGTAGCTCATGACCGGGCCTGCTGGAAGGCGATGCGCATCAACTCGGTTTTCAGTTCTTCCCTCGTCGCGTCACGTTCCGCGATCAAGTCGTGAACCATATCCAGCGTCGTCTTGCACGCATATTCGGCCTCACCGCTGATGTCACCGTCGTCTAACGGGGTGACATCCATGGCCGAGATACCTGCGGCGACGAGGGCACGCTTGATCTCATTCAATTCATCGACCATCTCCTGGTGGCTGTTGCAGGCGCGGACGATGAATGCGGCGTTTGCCATCATCTCGCTATCGCGGCGCCCGGCCTGGCACACCACCGCAACCGCCTTCCCTCGGTCGCCGCCTTCGACCGGAGTCTCCGTGGTGCGGATGTAGCCGCGTGAGCGGCGGTCCACGGATTCATCGAGAGCCCACGGTAACGGTGAATGCTTGGCGAGGGTGGCGTGTGCGGTGGCCATGTCAGATTCCCTGTGCTTCGATGACGCGAGCCGCCGCCTCGATTGCCAACTGGGCGATGGCCCGGCGCGGGTAGGCGCTGGCATTGAACTGGCCGAGGGTGTCGCTCCTGCGGATGGCTTCGACCGCGTCCTTGAGGCCGGAGAAACCTTTGAGGTGCCGGTCTACGGCATCCGCGGCCCAGGCGATGGCATCCCCGGCGCGGTCTGCACCATCGCTGTCTGGGTCGTATAGATCATCGAGCGCCTTGCGGAGAACGGCGGCGGCAGCGTTGCAAGCGGTGGCGCGGTCGAGCGTGGTGTAGGTCGCGGTAGCCATGGGTGATTCCTTAGAGGAGGTAGAAGTGCCAAGTGTCGAGCATGCGGGCGATGAAGTCGTCCATCCGGGTACGTGATGGCAGGGCGAGATTGAGCGGGATGCGTCGCATCAGCCGCCCTTGCACTGCGACGCATGCGCTCGCCACTGCATGGCCAGCGTGGTGTACATTTCCGCGCTCTTAGCGCTGGCCTCAGCCGCAGAGGTCGATCCCGAATCGTTATCCGGGCACAGATGGATGGCCGCGTGAAGCCGTGCCGCTTTCGCGCTGGCATCACATGCCTCCGCCTCGGCCAGGGCGTATTCGCGTTGGATATCGTGGAGCGGGATCATCGTGCCACCGCCGCCGCCTTCACGTCCCGCTCAAGCTCAGGAAGAATCGCGGCGAGACTCTCAATCTTGCTCACCAGCCGGCGGCCCTCTGCCCGATCGATCTTGCCGTCCTGCACTGAACCCACGATCTCGGAGATGAGCGAACTGGCCCGCGTTGCCGTCTCGTAGGCTTCGCTCACGGCGGCGGTAGGAGACGCCGGAGCAACCTCGGTGCCGTTCAGGAAGGCCGTCATCCGTGCGCCGATGCTGGGCACGTTCCGGCCCAGGATCAGGCCCGCGTACAGTGACCAGCGATGGAGATCAGCGTGCCATCCGTGAACGGTAGTCTTTGCCTCTCCTACGATTCCGCCGACTTTCGTGGGGCCTTCCTCGATCTGCAGAGCGGCGATTCCGTCCGCGATTCCGGACAGCGCGATGGCATCCGTTCGGGATCTCGAACCGTGGGAACCGTAGGGTTTGGGCATGTCAACGATCCAATCCCGCGCACTTCCGAATTACGGGCATCCAGTACTGGTTTGCCCGCGCCATCTGCTCATCGGTCGGATTCTCAATCCAGATGATCCGTCCCTTGCAGTTGGCGGGGTCGTGCTTGAGGCGACGGCGGCGGTCGACCTTAACGGGGGCGGTGGCTTCCACGGATCACCGCTGTCCGCGACGGGTGCGCTTGGGCGCAGATGGGCGGGATGCAGATAGGCGACCGGTGTAGATTATCCGGCCAAGTTCCTGGAGACTGATGCCGAGGGTCTTGGCATAAGCGCACCGGTATTCCGGATGGGGCTCTGATTCGAACCGCTCCCAGCGAGAAACGGCGGCATCGTCCGCATTTATGCGCTCGGCCACTTGCTTGAGCGTTAGGCCCAGGTCGTTCCTCAGCTTCGCCAGGGGCTGTTTATTTGTCAGTGACATGCTGACTCTGATACAGCGGCACTGATTAAATGTCAATGTAATCCTGACTAATTGTCAGTGACCACCACTCCTGATTTTATATAAGGTCATAGTCGATGGGAATTTACGAGAGGTTATCCGAGCGGCTTACGGAGCTAGACTGGGGGAATGCCAGCCTCTGCCGAGCTATCGGCATGGACAGCGGACAGATGGCTAGGAGCCGAAAGGGCAAAGTCGGACTGGAGTCTCACTGGCCAATAATTGCTGAAAAAACTGGGCTCAGTCTAAATTGGCTTGTTTGGGGAAGGGGCCCTAAGCTCATGCCGCCAGTAGACGCTGATCTAGCGGTTGTGATCAACGATCTTTTGGCAGCCGAAGTAATCAGCCTAAAGGCTAAAAATAAACAAATCACTGAGGAGCTACGAGCAATTGAGCTATCTCGCTCATCCTTTTCCGGGCCTGTTCCATTCTCAGGATCGACTCAAGCTGAAGATAGTGTGCGTCGCGCAGATGCCGCTCAAACTCCTCCACCTCACGAGCGACGGAAGCCGAGGCGGAAATGATGGGAAATTGGATAACTTTTTCACGGTGCGGCATAGGACCTGTCGAAAAGGCACAATCTGTGCCATTAGTTTTTCTGCATTTTGCAGTGACTGCTTCATGAGTAATCAAATAAAACAAAGGTAATCATATGCGCTTTTTTATTCCGCTCCTTTTCTTCGTCCTTACCGGATGCATGGGCGCGGCCCGGACTTCCCTTCCTGAAAGTGACAAGTACCACCATTACGAAATCGCCCATGGTCGTTCGATGGCGTCGGCATATCAGGCGACGGAGTTGTGGATGGCTCGGGCGTTCACCAGCGCCAAGTCAGTCGTAGACATGAAGCAGCCCGAATCAGGCACAATCATCGCAAAACCGATGGCGTCCTGGCAAGCTGGTGGATCTATGGGGGCGAAGAAGTACACGCCTTATTTTCTGCAAATAGTGAACAAGGATAATTCCACTACGGTCGACATCACATTCGGAGCGTCCAGCGGAGCATGGTCGGGTTATCCATCAGAAGGGGAGATGCGGCGGATTAAGGCAGAGTTCGACGGACTGGCTGCATCTCTTCAGCGGGCTCTGCAATAGGTGAAGCGCCGTTGGATTCTGTACACCCGGGTCAGCACCGACGAGCAGGTATCTGGCGCATCGCTGGAGGCTCAACTCGCCGCCTGCCAGTCATTCGCCAACGCCAAGGGATGGGGCCCGGTTGAAGCGATCACCGATGCCGGTGCCAGTGGAAAGAATCTTCATCGGCCAGGAGCGGAACGGATCATGGCTGGGGCGAATGAGGGTAACGTCGCCGGCCTGATCGTCTGGCGTCTCGATCGTTGGACTCGCAGCCTCCGCGACTTGATAGACAGCATCGCGGCCCTAGAGGCGTCTGGCGCGGCGTTCGTCAGTGTCACGGAAAGCATTGATACCAGCGGTCCCATGGGACGGTTCGTGCTTCACCTCCTGGGAGCCTTGGCCCAGCTTGAGCGCGAGACGATTAGCCAGCGGGTGAAACTCGGCATTCACCGCAGGATGGCAGAGGGGACCTATATCGGAGGGCGCATGCCTGCCGGTCTACAAGTGGGCAAGGACCGGAAGATCGTTGCCAATGGGACCACGTCGAAAGCCATCGCAGCATGCTGGGGAATGGCCCGTAACGGCGGAAGTCTCTTGGACTGCGCACGTCACCTGACGAAGGCCAAGGTTCCCGGGTCGTGGACGAAAACGCGCATCGCCTCGTTGCTGCGCTGCCAGAAATACCGTGGGATCCTGGTGTCGGCGGTAGAGCAGGACCAGGCTATCGCGGCCTTGGGCTTCGTTCCCAGCCCTGGCAATCGCGTGGCTGGCCGCATCAGGTCCACACAGCAGCAACCATCCAATCGCGTCTGGCGTCTGCATGGCGTCGCCGTCTGCTTTCGTTGTGGCGCATCACTGGCCGGCAGTCACAGCACCGGGAACGGAGGGCCCATCGCCTACCTGCGCTGCACTGGCCGGATGCGTGGTAATAAGTGCGACGCGCCAAACCTGCCCGCAGAGGCTTATGAAAACCTGATCGTCCAGGAGCTTGCCAAGGAATTGAGCGACGGGCCGAAATTGATTAGGCGCATCCAGGCAACAGCCGCCGCAGCGGAGAAGCAGGCTGCGCCGGCTGCCGCTGATCGGAAGTTGGCGCAGGGGGAACTCGACAGGACTCAGGCGGTTCTCGATCGTGCCTTGAACCTGGCGTTAGAGGGCGGCCCCACGGCTCGCGCTGTGACTGCGAAGATCGGCGAGCTTCAACAGCAGGTCGAAGCCATTCAGAATCGCATTGCCGTTGCCGATGGAGCCATGGCGGCCATGAATGTTTCCCGCCTCGATACCGACGTGATGGTCCAGGCGATCGAGACACACGCCAAGGGGCTGCCGTCGCTGCCGTGGGAAGATCAAGCGAAGGCGATCAAGGAACTGGTCCACGTTATCCGGCTCGACGTTGACCGCTTTGAGGTCGAGATCAGCCCACCGGGAGCGCAGCAGAAGATGGTGCGCAAGGGTGTACCTGGAAAGTTAAGCGAACCCAACACCTTGCGCACCATCTGGACTCACGCTGTAACCATAGAACGCAAGAAGGGTTGGCGTGGAAAATGGATGGTCCAATCCGCCTAGAAGTCTCTACTGGTAGAGTCCAGCAAACCGCTTCATCGTGACGCTGCCGGTGTTGCCGTGATAGACGAGCTTCCGATTGGGATCGCAGGCGATCTGGCCAGCGGTGCTAATGTCTCCGCCCGAGAATGGATCCTCATAGGTGACCGACATATCGCTGAGGTCCAGGATGCAGAAGGATCCTGATGATGCCTGAAGGAACATGAAACCAGAGTGAATGCACATGGACCCGGTCATGTAATTGCGCGTCGGGCCACCTGAGAATATCGCGTGCCTGGTATGGGACGGAGTGACCGGATTTATTTTTATGATGAAGTCGCCACCACCCGCAACGTTATCGCCGCAGTAGTAGTAATATGTCCCATCAGACACGATCGCGTCAGCGTTGAAGTTGCCCGAGAGGATGCGGCACGACGGGGAGTTATTGGTCCCGAGCGTGGAGACAGTATTCCACGCCGATATGGTCCCTTTGTACGAGAAGGAGGTCGTGGTCGTGGCAGGCTGAGTAAGGGCAAGCTCGGTGCCGAACTTGGCCATATTGTTGACCGTGCCGAACCCTGGGGATGATGGGGTTATAGCGGAATTATCGGACTTATATGTACCTACGTTCAGGCCGGCTCCGCTCACGAACGGGGCAAACAACCGGTCCGCTACAGAATCATAGAACCAAGCGGGCAGTGAAACCGGATTGCCGCTTGAGTTATTTGTGATGGCTACCGACGCGATGGTGGCGTTGGTGTCGTCTATTTCGATACACCGGAGCGTGCCGATCGCCTCTTTGTTTGAGATCAGCAACCGGGTCGCGCTCTTGCGCATGATCCTGGTTAGCCCAACCGAAACCGCTGGAGCGGAGTAATTCGTCGGCGTGAAGTCGGTATTTGCCAACGTCACCGGGTTGTGTCGGCGGATGATCGTCCGCATCGGGAAGTAGAAGTCGCCGCTGTCCGGGCTCCAATAGATCGGACCTGTCAGCGCCTCGGGCAGCGTGATGGTCGAAATGTCGTAGGCGACGGCTGCGATGACGTTGGAATCTGCGTCATCCGTTCCGAAATCATTGGTGGCGGTGACGACGCAATCGATATCCGTCCCATCATCGGCCAGGGCCAGGACGTAGCTCGATGCTGTTTCGCCTCCGATATTCACGCCATCGCGGCGCCATTGGTAGGTGTAGCCGATCGGCGCGGTACCGGTCCACGTTCCTGTGGTGCAGGAAAGGATGGAGCCGGTGGTCGTGCCGCCCGATGCAACCGGCGCCACGGTGTTAACCGGGACCGTGCCGATTGGGATGTCGTTGGAGTCGGCTGAGACGCTGGCGAAGACGTTGTTTCCTGTGACCACACAGTCCAGGTCCTTGCCGTCGTCACCGCTGACCGTGGTGTAGGTGCTGGCCGTCGCCAGGGCGATGTTCACTCCATCGCGACGCCACTGGTACGAGAGGACGACATCGGTCCCGGTCCAGGTGCCGGGGTTGCAGGTCATCAGCGAGCCGACGAGATCCGTCCCGGAGATGGTGGGGGCTACCGTGCAGACCGGAATGGTCCCGGCATAGATGTCGTTGGAATCCGCCTCGTCCTCGCCGTAATCGTTGGTCAGCGTGACGAGGCAGTCGATATCGGTTCCATCGTCAGCGGAGTCCAGGAGGTAGGTCGATGACGTTGCGCCCACAATGGCAACGCCATCCCTGCGCCACTGGAAGGCGACGATGATCGTCTCCTCGCCCGTCCATTCCCCGGGGTCGCAGGTCAGGGTTGCGCCGATCAACGGCCCGCCGCTGATGGATGGGTTGATCGTGAAGCTGGGCGGCAGCGGGATGATCTCCGCGCAGACGGTCAGAACCCGGGAGAGAGTGGTCGAGCCCTTCTTGATCTCGATCGTGTAATCGCCGGCATCCAGGTCCGCGAACCAGGCTCCGCGATGATTGCTGATTACCGGGTTTCCGCCGGCCAGCAGGACGAGATCGCCAGCCTCGTCCCAGATGGTCACTAGGGCTCCAGCGACGGGCAGGCCGTGCTGATCGAGAATGGTATTGCTGATCGGGCGCGTCATGGGCAGACCACCAGTTGGCGGGAGAGGACGGCGTTGCCCTTGCTGACAACCATGGAATAGGTCCCGGGATCGATCGTCGTCTCCCACTCGCCGGCCGCGTCGGTCGTGAGGCTATCGATCAGCACCCCGCCCACGTCACGCAGCACCACTTCAGCGCCCGCTACCGGGTGCCCGTGTTGATCGCGGATGGTGCGGGTGATCGTCGGCATATCAGCGCAGGAGGATGCCGTTGATCTCGGCCTCGGTCAGCGTCTCGGATTCGGATAGCCCTGCGGTTCCATCTCCTGCGCTGTCCGGCCCAGTCCCGCCGGAGACATCGATCGTTTGCACGCCGATGAAATCCGAGGCGATGAGTGCCACATAGCCGCCGCCGCCGCCGCCGCCGTTCACTCCGCCCAGGTCCCGGCCATCGCCGCCCGCAGCCTTGAATGTGCCGTTCGTGATGGTCCCGGTGCAGATGACGATGACGGAACCGCCAGCCCCGCCGCCGGCTGCCGTGCCGGATCCCGCGCCGTCCGCTCCGCTGGCGTCCAGGGTGCCGCCGGTCATGTCGAGGTCCCCGGCGACGATCAGGATCAGGCACCCGCCGCCCTTGCCGATGTTCGCGCCAGTGAGTCCGCCGCGCCCGCCCAGGATCGGCACCTTGCTGAGCCAGATACGGCTGAGCCCTGATGCGGAGATGCCCACGCCACCGGCCTCGGCGACGTTGCTGCCATCGGCCTGCCCGCCGCTGCCGATGTTCGCGCCACCGCCCGAGCCGCCCGGGTCGCCGTCCTCGCCGTTTTCCCCAACCAGGGCATTGAACCACCGGGCCTTGGCGCGGTCGGCGTCGCTGGTGGTCGCGATGCTCAGGACCTCGGCGATCGAGACGTCGCCATTGATGCGGAGGATGGAGATGAACGGGAAGGTCTTGGCGACAGTGAGGGCGATCGACTCGTATTCATAGAAGCCGGCCGCTGTCGGTGCGACCGAGGCGTCGGTGAAATCGCCCTCGATCCCTGCTCCACCTGGCTGAATCGCCCGGTGCGAGATGCGTGGTGCGCCGTCCGCGCCCTCGGCGATGGCGATGGGGTTGTTGTAGAACGCCCGGCCATGCTCGAAGGTGATCGGCTTGGCGATCGCGATATCGTCGATGGGATTGATGGGGGTCCATGCGGTCATGTGTCACCCGTACAGGTAGGAGGGGTCTTGAGGGCCAAATCCGGAGCCGTCTGCCGGTCCGTAGAATCCGCCGGGGTCGCGCTGGTAGTCCGCGGCGTCGTCGTAGTCGGGGATGTCGGTGTCGGTGTAGAAGGCGAAGCGGGTGCCGATGCCGAAGGGGATCACTTCGATGGAGTACCGGTAGCGGGATCCGTAGGTGATGGCCTCGCGCTTGGTGATGATGCCCCGGGTCGTGAGCGGCTGGCCCGTCCGGTCCACGATGTCCTTCGACCGGATGTCGATCACGTCTCCGATCTGTCGGTTCGCGTCCTTGGCCGCCACTTCGACTTGGATCGATTGCCGACCGTCGCGCAGTTGCCCGGTGGTCTGAGCCGATGCCCGAGCGGCCAGAGCGATCTGCGCCACGCTCAGCCAGCGGGTACCGATCAACTTCACCTTCTCGCTTCCGTGCTCTTCGGCCTCCGCGCCCTGGCTGATTCCGAGCAATCGGACCCGGTAGGAGCTTGAATCCTTGGGGTCCTTGTCGCCGCTGCGGAGGTCGAGCAGCACGTCCGTCCGGCTGACCCGCTCGGCCAGGTCGCGCTTGTAGATCGGGGGGCCCAGGAGGTGGAACTTGTCGCCCCAGATGCCCCGCGACGAGACTGCAGGGCGCTGGGCTCGCAGGCGCACCTGGCCCCTGGCATCGTCCCACCAGAGGATGCAGGCCGACGCCTCCAGGAGTTCCTGCACCAGTTCCAGGACCTTCGTCGGCTGGCTGACCAAGCCGCTAAGGTTGTAGAGGTTCAGCCAGGTAGCCTGTTCGCCCGCCCACTCGTCCAGCGCCAGGAGCGAGGCAGGGACGTGGCCGTAGGTGGTGAGCAGGTCGGCCAGGATGTCGGTGATCGGGGTGTCCGTGTACTGAACGCACATCTGGATCGTGTCGCCCGCGGCGTGGTCTTCGGCCACCGTGCCCTCCCTGGCCCGCGTCAGGGCAAGGGACTGGCCGGTCCTGGTGTACAGGATCACTTCGTCACCGATCCGGACCAGGCCGCTGGCCGGGTAGTCCTCGGCGATCACCGGGTCGGGGATGGTGGCGACGGCATCGCTGTCCGTGATATCGGCCTCGAGGACGCCCTCGGACGGCGCAGGGGCCTCGATCTCGCCCAGGTTGAGGAGTTGGAGGGGTCCAGCTGCCGTGATGCGCAGGCGGCCAGCGGAGGGCCCCTGCACGTCGCGGATCAGGTAGTGATGGGTGATGGCGTCCGCTTCGTGCCAGACGCCGCCCGTCGCCCAGCCTTCGATCACACGCAGGCTGCGGCCGGTCAGGTAAGGGTTCCGCGCCAGGAGCTTGCCGAAGTACGTCCCTGCCGAGTGGTCGACGCCCGACCGGCTGGCGTGGTCGTAGAAGGGGTCCTCCCGGCGGTCGTCGTCCACGAAGTCGATCAGGTCGATGGTCGCCTGTCCGAAGAACCCCAGGCCGCGCCCGACCCGGACTTCCTCGGCCGCGATCTTGACGCCGGCCAGGCAGGGGATCGCCCCGAGCTCCGGGAGGGGCCGCTGCGTCGAGGTCATCCATCGGCGGGTCTTGATCGTGACGGCCAGTTCGCCCTGGTCCGTCGTGGCCGGCGTTCGGTAGCACAAGGAGGCGTCCCCATTGGTCGCCGCCACGGTCTGGCAGTCGTCTTCGATCCAGTCGAGATCCACCTCAACCACCAGGCACGGGGTCCTCTCCGACAGTTGCCCGTGCGTGGCGAAGGACATCGATCAGACCTTTTCCAGTCCCTCGAGGGATGCACGGATCTCGAGCGGCAGCCTGCCCCAGGTGTCGGGCATGATCGTGCGAATGGACTGGATGGCCGCCTTCGCCGGGCTCGCAGCCAGGGCAATGCGCTCCTTGGCGGCATCGGCTTCCCGAGCGTCTTTCGTCTGTGCAACCGTCCACCCGATATCGACGGCAGCCTTCCACCATGGGCCCAGATAGGGAATCAGGTGGCCGTATCGACGAAAGCCCGCGAGCAGGGTCAGACCGGCAGATACCAGGATGCTGCCCCATCCAGCCGCGCCCAATCCGCGGGCCTGCTCTGCCGCAGCGGCAGCCGTCTTGGCGGCCATGTCCGGATCCTTGACCCAATCGTCCGCCGTGATGACCGGGTGCGCCTCCATGCCGAGCAGCGCGGCCCATCCGGCGGCGACGAGTAGGGCGATGATCGATACGACGATGATGATATGTTTCCGTCTCATGGCGCGGTCTCCGGTTTCTTGGGTGGATAGGTGACGCCGAAAGCGGCGCAGATGGCCGAGGCCTGGATCTGAATCGAGGACGAGGTGATACCCACGTCGACGCCGCGCTTCTGGGCCTCGCCCGTCTCATAGATCGACGCGGCCAGATTGACGACGGCCTGTTTGCGTTCCTCAGACTTGCACCCGCCCAAGGTCAGGACGATGAGGAGGAGCAGGAGGACGGGGATGCGCTTCATGTTTTGCCCTTGCTGAGTTTGTCGCTGAGTTCCCGGATAGCGGTTCCAACGTTGATGAGCGCGGTCGTAGTCTTCTCGGCCAGCGTCCGGTATTCATGTGCCATCGTCTCACGCTCGCGGCGGTTCTCTTCCGCGCATCGACGGTTGGCCTCCTTCGTCCTGCGGATCAGCGCCATGCCAATCCCGGCCATGACGATGAAGTTCAGGACGACGATCAGACACACGATCAGCAAGAGGATAAAGGGGCTCACTGGTAACTCCTGGGCAGTGGGGTTTTAATCGGCTTGTAGGTCTGCTTCACGGTGACGGCCTGTTGATCTTCGTCCTTAATGAGGCAGGGACGCATGTGCAGCGCCGTTACGATCTGGGCGCTCATCTCCTTGTGATCCTTCAGGTGCGCGACGACGGCATGATTGCTGGCGGTGTTCGCATCTACGCACGTCGTCAGCTTGTCGGCTTGTGCGCCCTGCACGTTGTCGAGACGTGCGCCAAGATCCTTCACCATGCCGACGAAGAAGCGGAACATCAGCCAGCCACCAGCCACCAGAATCAACAGGAGGACTCCCGCGATTCCGCCCAACTTGTAGGCCTGCTCGGTTAATGCGGCAGCGGCAGCGGGGTCCATGGCTATGTCCTTTCTCGGCGGAGGTCGGCGCGGACCTCATTGTCCGCAAGCTGTGCGGCGTGCAGTTGGGTGGCCAAGGCCGTGGCGTAGGCGCTGGAGGCGATCGGCATGCCAGCCCTACGGATAACCTCCGCCATCTCGGTGGTGATGTCCTCGATGCGATGGAGAGCCTGAACGGTGGGCGATGGGACGGTCATGATCCGACCGCCAGGAGCCCGTGGCCCGTGCCGTCCCGGAGGGCGTCGAGCAAGGCGTTCAGGGTGTCGCGCAGGTCGTCCGGGTCGTTCGTCGCATTCGCGATCGGTGCGGCCGGTGCGCCGACGACCTGGACGCCGCGATAGAGCAGGGCGTCGCCCACGTCGACCATGCCGTCGCTGATCCGGACCTCGCCAGTCGCGGCCGGGTCCAGCGCCGGTCCGTCGAATAGCGCGACTTGCGCGGCTTCGATGTCCGCAATGGCCAGCAGGGCTTGGCCCAGGTCGGTGGTCAGGAACGGGGCCGGGCGATTGGACCCGTCGCCAAGGAGGACGTGGTCCTCGGCGAGGTTCGCCATCTTGTCGAGCGTCACGGCGGCATTGTCGATTTCCGACGTGCCTACCGTGTCCTCCCCAGCCAGGCCGCCCAGTTCGAGCAGGGTCCGCGCATCGCCAGCAGTCGCGGCGGTGAGCAGAGCCTTGCCCAGGGTGGTGCCGTCGCTGATCTGCGTCGAGGCAACCCGGATCTGGGACGCGGACGCTTTGTACTGCGAACCGGCGCGAACCACGTAGAGCAGGTCGCTGCTCGCGATGGTGCCTGAGAGTGCGGCAAGGGCGGTGAGCTTGGATCCGAGAATCGTCATCATTCCTCCAGGAGAAGAGCGCCCTCGGCGTCTTCGAGTAAGAGGGCCGGTTCGTCGCTGACCGGCACGTCGCGGCGATCGAATCCGGGGTCTGCCATGAACGACACGCTCAGGTCAACAAAGCCGTTCGCGGAGAACGCTGTCGATCCGAACTGTGCAGCCGTGCAGAGGCATGCACTGGACGGCCAGTCGGTGGTATTCCAGTGCAGGAAGAACGGCTGAGTCGAGCAGCGGCGAAGGAACGGCAGCCAGTAGTCCAGCGCCCATTCCTGTGCCACGTTCTTGAGGTCTATCGAAAGGTTCGCGTCCCACTTCTCCACGGCGGTTCCCAGCCAGATGCCGCCGCGCGATATCTCCGGGCTGACATCGGCACGCAAGGCGAGCAGGGGATCCGTCCAGCCTGGGCCGACGCCTTCAGGAAGGACCATGTCCTGGCCAGCCCAGAGAATCGCGAGATGCGAGAGCGCGGCGAATCTGAAGCGGAGTTTCGTGGTCGATACCGGATCGCCCGTGAGGTAGACGGCTAGGCCATCATCCGCCTTGACGACCTCGGAGTGCACAACCCACGCCGCGCCGTCCCAGGTATCCATACCGACGAGGCCCACCGCGTCGTGGCCGGACATGGCCCAAGCGGTGATGGTCTGCGCACCGTCCAGGTCGGCCTCGATGACGAAGGGGCCGGATCCGATCGGTCGCCAGAAGGTCCAGGGCAGCCAGTCGACGACGTTCTCGGGGCCGCCGTCCGACTCCGTCGAGTCGCTGCTGGTGATCTCGGCATCGGTCAGGACGGAATCCCACGCGATGCGCGGGGTCGTGCCTGCCGTGATGATCGGGAGGACATCAACCACGGCGCACCCCCTCGATCACGTACCCGCGCTCCTTGGCATCGGAGAAGATCTTCGTCAGCGACTCGGCCGAGAAGCTGTCGCCCTGGAGGACAAGCGTCTGGCTGGCCCTGGCCGGTGCCTGGATGCCGCCGATGTTCGTGGTGCTGACGTCGGCCGGACCTGCTCCGGATCCGCCGATGCCGTTCTTGTCGACGTTGCCCAACTGGATGGCACCAGCGGCGACGGCAGCGGCAGCCGCGGCGATGCCCAGGGCAGGGCCGACGATCGGGATACCGGCCAGCGCCGAGTATGCGCCCATGGCTGCGCTGGCTGTGTCGGAGACGATCTTGACCTTCGCCGCCGCCTTGCCGATGCGCTGGGCGACCTTGCTGTGGCTCTCCTGCAACTTCGCGAGGTTGCCGAAGGTCGACGATGCGCTGCTCAGTGCCAGGGCAGCGTTTTTCTCGCGCTGGCTCTGCTCGTAGGCCCAGGACTGATCCCAGAGGCTTTCGCGCTGGCTCAGATGTTCCGCCTGTGCTGCTCGGGCAGCATCTTGGGCTAACCGCTCAGCCTCAAGCTCAGCAGCCCGGCCCTCAGCCCGGACTTGCGCCTCGTTCTGAACTTCGCTCAGGATGCGCTGGAATCGCAGGCTGGATTGCTCCTCGCCCAGCCCCAGGGACAGAGCCTCGCCAGCCTCCTTCGACAACTCCCAGAAGGCCTTGCCTAGGTCGCGGAGGCTCTGGCTTCCGGTGGTTTCGACGCTGGCGAACAGCGCGTCCGTCTTGGCCACGACCTCGGAACTCGCCGCGCCCAGTTCGCCGACCGTCTTATCCAGTTCGGCCTTCGCATTCGCGGCCATCGCCTCGACGCTGCGGTCGATCTTGGCGGCGGCGATGGCGATGGAGTTTGCCATCTCGTTGCTGAATACGCCGGCCACCTCCAGAGCGATCCGCATCAGGGACGAGAACTGCTTGCCGGTGAACTCAACGAATGCCGTGATGGCAACCTTCAGCCCACCCCATCCCACCAGCAGGACGTTGTAGAGCACGTCCCAGGCGGCTTCGATCAGGTCGAATGCGGCGCTGAACTTCGAACCGAGCCACTGCGCGGCATGTACGGCGATCTCGCCCACGAACATGAAGCCGGTTCCCACCTGGTAGAGGCCCTGCTTCGTCGCCAACCAGACGATATTGAGCCCCTGCCAGGCATCGGCGATGAAGCCGCCCGCCTTCATCGCAAAGGCCATCACATTGTCGATGGTGTCAGCGAAGCCGTTGGCATCGATTGAGGCGTTGGTGAATGCGAGAGAAACAGCCTCGACAAACGATGATATTTTAATTGCGATATTATTAAATACACCCTGGACAACTAGGCCGATTCTTTCAAACGCTTCATTTGTCGCCTCGATTTTAGCTGCGCTCACGCCGTCCACGGCAAGGCCTAACTTTTTAGCCTCTTCTGTTGCTTGATTCATCCCCTTGGATCCGGTCGCCATGGTTAATGCCAAGCCCATCCCGCCCTTACCAAATATATCCATGATGGCCGCTGTCTTCTGGCCTTGGGTGCCCATCGCCGTAATTGCATCGGCCACCCGCTTGAATTGCTCATCTGTCCGAAGTGCCACAAGTTCAGAGAGCGGTATTCCCAACTGTGCGATGGATGCCTTGGCCGCCTTGCTTCCTTGTGCCGCTTCCTCAACAACCTTAGTCAGCCGCGACATCCCCGAGGATAACTCTTCAGCGGACGCATTCCCTCTTTCTGCCGCTAAACGTAACCCTGCTAATGATTCCGTGGTGATACCCAATCTTGTCGCTGCTTTGGAAAGCTCGTCGATTCGAAGAGACGCGCTCTTGATCCCGGCGATGAAGCCGCCGCCCGTGAGAGCACCGGTAATCAGTCCGAGCGGTCCAAGAATAGCCCGCTTGAGACCATCGCCGAACTGGCTGGCCATCCCCACCGCGCCCTTCATGGACCTCGCGAACGCGCCAGTTGTGGCGGTCAGTGCGACATTCAGGCGGGTGAGGTTCTTTTGTGCCATGGCTTGCCGTTAAGGCTTACTCGGCGATCTCTGCGCCGTCGCGGTACTCTACGTCCCGCAATTCGACATCGTTGCCTTCCGATCCGAAGTCCGCCAAAGACGCGAACTCCGCGGCGTTTTCCGGGCAGAACGCCTTGTCCGCACCTGACCTGATGTGGAGCTTCCCTGCGAACAGGAAGCCGCCACCGATGGGCAGGCTGGCGATCGGCCCACGGACGGGGGCCTTGTCGGTGTTGATGCGGGTTACTGAGATCATGTAGTTGTCCTTGTTGTTGTGGTTACCGAAGGGTTATGAATTCCACTCGCTGGCGCTCTCGGATGCGAGACGTCCGGGATATGCCATCTGGCCAGAATCGCTGGCCAGCGTTACCTGGACGTTCTGACTGTTGGACTGTGGGCTCCAGGCGAGCAGGAAGTTTCCGGTCGAATTGTTGCCGATCGCGCCGGTTCCGATGCTGACGTTGTTCTTGAAGAACTCGAAGGTCAGCGCATCGAAATCGAATATCATTCCGATGATTGAGCCTTGCGCCTGAGCGCCGAAGGAGCCCTGAAGGGCGCCGTTCTTGAACCAACTGCCGTTGTTGCACAACAGAGTGGTTCCGTCGAAGTTTTGGAGCGGGCTGGTTGTATAACCAACCCCAGCCTTGATGAGGCCGAAAACCAACAGGTTTGATGGATCTCCCGCGTCGATCGTGTATTCGACGTAATACTTGCCCGCAGATTTTCCGGTGCCGGTTCCGAAGCATGCGGTGATGGGAGATGTATTGTCGGCAGCGGTACGGTCTGCGTTGCTGAGGGTGGACGTGCCTTTGTTGGCCGGATCCCAGAGGATCGTGACGGGAGGCGGGAACTCGATATTCGTGTTGCCGCCGCCGTCCTCGCATTCGTCGGTGGCATCCAACTCTGTGCCGCCGGCAAAGCTGGTATTGACAATGGTCATATCCGCAGCCGTGGCCGCGCCGGTCACAACGACGTTGGCGCTGGTCATCGTTCCACCAGTTCCGGCGAAGGCTCCGGTAACGGTCAGGATCTCCGCGCCCGTGCAGTCCAGATCACCGCCGGCCATGGTCCACGATGCGACCTTGGTCCCGTCGTCCACAGTGACACCTTCACAGGCAGCACCCAACTCGACTCCCAGCCAGGTCCCGGTTCCGCCCTCGAAGGAAACCGTCGCATTGCTGGTGACAACGATGGATCCGCTTCCGGTCATTGCCGAAGTGGAGTCATTGAAGATGCCCTGCGAACCGTTGCCGAGGGTCAGGTCGAAGTCACTGTCGAATACGACATCGCCAGTGCCGTCGAGTTGGTAGAGGTTGCATGCATCGAGGAACGTCACGCTGTCGGCAGCGACCGCATTCACCCACACCTTGGCGAATCCGTCGCTGGTCAAGTCGTGATCGCCAGCGGCGAAGTTCAGTTTGATATATCCGGAGGTCGTGCAGGCCCCATCGAGGGTGGCATCGCCAAACACCTTTAGGGTGAGATTGGCGCTCGATGCCACATGGATATTGCCGGTGTACCCGGTCAGGTCGAGATCAAGGCATTCCATTGCTGCTGATGGGACGATGCACTCGGCATTGGAGGTGCCGCCCATGATCGCGCTGATGGTGGCGGAAGGGACGCCATCGCTCCAGTTTTCGCTGTCTTCCCAGAGGTTGTTGCCGGCGGCATTTGTCCATTCGGTTTCGGTGACGGCCGGCGAGGAAGGGCCCTCGCCCGAAGTGGCACTCAGGCCAATGATTTCGCTGATGATGCCGGATAAGATCATGGCTCAGTTGACCTTGATCGTCACGGAGGTGTTGGCGTCGCAGTTGGTGGCAACGAAGCGGATCTTCATGCCCTCACCGAGGTTCAGACCAAACACCCGGCCGGTGTTCAGGTCGCCACCAGGGACCGCAACGAAGTCGCCGTCGTCGATGTTCGCCTCTAGGGTGAACCTGGCATTCCAGAAGTCTCCGGATGCCACCACCTTGGGCGTCAGGGAGTCGGGGGCGACACCCTCTTCCGACGGATAGAATCCATTGGTGCTGGCGTTGGTGCAGATGGTGGTGGTCATGGGTCTGTTCCTTCGGTTTCCGGTCGTTTGATTCTAAATCTTGTCGAGAATGGCCTTGGCCTGCCCCGGGGTCCTGACCCGGACGGGTCTCTTCTCAGGCGGGAGGGCTTGCTCGGCCTCCCAGCCATAGAACGCGATCCAGTGGAGCAGCTCGACCCAACTCATCCGCTCCACCAGTTCCGCCACCGTCATCCCCAGATCCCTCGCGATCCGGAAGCAGATGCGCAGTAGCGGATCGCGCTCTAGTTTCCCTGCGCTTCTTTCGGGGCGTCCTTGTTCGTGGTCTCGCTGATGATCGCGTCGGCGATGCGCTGGACTGCCGCGCTGGGCATATCCAGGACGAAAGACCGATCCTCGCTGGTGAGGATCCGCGCACCGGTCTCATCACAGAGGCAGTCGAGGATGGCCGCGACCGCCGTCTCCGATGATTCCGAGTCCGGGTTCTTCCCGATCTCCTGCAGCCGGGACATGGCGGCGAGAGACAGGGGCCGCAGGTAGACCGTTGCCTCAAGCTCTGGGACCTCCAGAGCCTTGGGCCGCAGTTCTTTGACCTTAGCGAGCAGCGCCTCGCGGGTGAGCGGCTTCGGGCTCATGACGATGCGGCGGTCGCGGCGGTGAACTGGACGGCTCCGCTGATGCGGATCGAGACCTTGGTGCGCATCAGCGTCTCAGGCTTGAACTCCTCGCCGCCCTGCTTCGTGACGAAGCCGGTGAATACCTTCTTCGCCGCGACGGACTCGCCTTCTTCGAGCGGATAGGTGACGGTGATCTGCTCGGCCGGCTGACCCGGGAGGATTACCTCGCTGGGGTCGTGGTCGAACTCGCACTCGAACGTGCCGTTATCCACGATCTTGCTCGGCTTGAAGGTCTTGGCTCCCACGGTGCCGAGGTGGGTGGTTTCCATCTCCGCAACCGTGACCTCGGGGAAAGTCAGGCTGACGAGGTTCGCGGCGAAACCGGACGTTCCGAACGCGATCATTCCGCCAAGTCCTTCGATGTTGAATGCGGTCATGTTCTATTCTCCTTGGTTTATGGGATGGTTTCGACTGCCCGCCGGAACTCGGAGGACAGGGTGGAAATGATGGACGATTGCTTGCCGAGGATCGCGTCCTCAAGGAACGGAGCAGGGCCGGCCTTGCGACGGATGCGGCCCTTCTTGTCCTCGCCGAAGTGGATGCCGCGGGCGTACTGCTGGGCGGACTTGACGTCCTTCTTCCGACCCTTGGCGAGCCCGCTTTCCAGCTTCTTGCCAGCGCGGGCAGCGACGATCCGCTCGCCGCTGGTACTGGTGTAGGTGAAGTCCCGGCGCGTGCCGACTCGCGAGGAGAATGCGCTACCCTTGCCGGTGGTGTCGGCGAGTTGGCCGATCGAGGCGCGGAGGCGTCCTGTCGGGCCGACTGGGGCGTTCGCCTTGGCCACGCTCAGAACCGGAGCCATCGCGGTTTTCACCACACGCCTGGCCACGGTGCGCAGTTGAGGACCGGCGAGCTTGCGCAGCTTGCGGATCAATTCCGGCATGCCTTCGAGTTGGACATCGATGCTGCTCATGGCTGCCTCGAATAGGACAGCGAGATGGCGCACTCGTAATAATCGCCTGCCTGCTGCCGCTTTTCATTCACGATGCGGGCTGGAGGCGCGAGCATCTCCATGCTGATGATGGGCAGGGATCGATTGGCATGGACGCCTGCAGCCCTTTCCAGGTCATCCCAGACAGCGCCGATCGCGTTGCAGAAGGCCAGTGCGGCGTCCGGCTCATTGGTCCCTTCATCGACATTGGCCCGGAAGTACAGGACCAGGGCGGAACCGCTACGCTGCTTGAACGCAATCCCGCCCTTAACGGCCTCGCGGTCGCGGATGAAGTCGCCGAAGTCGATCAGGGCGAAGGGGCTGGTGGGGTTGCGCGGCGTGCTGATGATGTGCACGCGGAGCAGGGCGGCGTTCACGTCCGCGGCATCGACCCAATCACGGAAGGCCGAGGAATTGGCGACGAGTTGCCGCAGCGCATTCACGGGCTTGGACAGCAGGCCGGCGGGGGTGACGGGCGCAGGCATTACTTGAACCGCCCCGGCATGCGGACATCAGCGTCCGGCCGCGATAGGTGCAGGATCCACGTCCATTCGTCTTGCCGCTCGCCGTGCTTGATGGTCCACGTCTCGCCCAGGCGGATGATCTCAGCCTCGGGACCGGGCAGTGCGGCGAGGTCTTCGAGGTTCACGACGAAGGTCGCCTCTCCGGTGTAGCCCTGAGCGCCCAGGCCGTCCGGGTCCGTGGCGGCATCGGGCATGACCCTCCGCCATGTGCCCTTGAGTTGGTCGCTCTGCGCGTATCCCTGGCCATCGGTGTAGTTGAACGTCACCAGTTCAGAGTGGATCGCCGCCAGCATGGGCCGGGCCTTGGCGTTGAAGTAGTCCGCGAAGCTGCTGCTCATGCGGGCACCTGGTCAGCGATGGGCGCGACGCCGGCAGCGGCCAATAGGGGGGCGAGGCAGCGGGCGCTGGAAAGCTCGTCGTTCGAATACTGGCGGCACGCGAGGTGCTGCAGGTAGGCCACCACGCGCTCTGGGTTCGGTGCCCAGCCGTTGAACATTTCGTTGAGGTCGTGCTTGAGCGTCCGCAGTGAAGTCGGATGCACGACGCCGGCCTGGATGCCCAGGAACGGACCGAAGGCCAGGCAGGGGATACCCGCGGCCAGGGCCTCGTTCAGCCCGTTGGAATTGATGGCCACGACGAACTGCGCCCCCTGCATCGCATTGGCCAGGCCTGAGCCGTGCTTCTTGGTCACGTATTCGTGCCGCTCCTCGCCGGCAGGCAGTCGCGGAAGGCTGCGATGCACACGGCTTGCCGCCTGCTCGATCAACTGCGGGTGCGGACGGAAGTAGGCCTTCGCCGCCTTGGGCAGGTTCGCCGCGATGTAACGCTCAAGCTGCGGCGATCCCGTGATCTCCGAATCGATCATCTGCGTGTCGCCCGTGACCTGTCCGAGGACGAGTGCGTATCCCTCCTCCCGGGCGCAGACCGGGACGACGCCATCCGGGTAGAATCGGGCCAGGCGCTCGGCACCATCGGCCGGTGCAGGCTGGCGGAGATCGGTGGTCCACGATGAATTGTGCAGGAACCCCGCGTGGTCCAGCTGGGTGTATTCCTTGCGACTGAAGAACCCGTGCTCCATGAACATGCAGGGCGCTTGCATGGCATCGGCGGATTTCCTCCACTCCGGGTCCCTGATCCCGTTCCACGCGACCACGACCGCCGGGCGGATGATGCCGTGACGAACTTCGTCGCCATGGTCTGCCCTGATGACGTGGAAGCCGCTGGCCTCGAGCCCGGCGGCGACGGCATGCAGCGGGTGGGAATCACGGCCGGCGCTCTGGACGATGGCCAGCGGGCGATTTTCGGCGACGTTCCGGAAGGCGGCGGCCAGATCGACGGCTTCGGCCCACAGGTGAGCCCCGAACGGCAGTTGCCCCAAGGTGCCGGCATTGCGAATGGCCAGGCGGGACGGGTCGCGCATGAGCAGGGGATAGGCCTGCTTCGCCTGATGGATGGCGATGGGGTACCACCAGCCGGCTTCACTGACGAGGAACTTCTCGGGCGACCGCTCGACGGCTTCCTTGACCAGGATCGGACCGTAGGAGCAGCGGGACTCCGCCTTGCGGGCGACGCACATGGAGATCAGGAGGTCGAGGCCCGGCGAGTCGGTGGCGGCAGCACAGGCCGCGGCGTTGAAGGGCAGGCGGTCGCCAGCGGAGTGGCCCTGCTGCTTCGAGATGAACATCCGCTGGCCGTCGATCTCCCAGGCGCGGACGGCGTCGTCGAGCGGACGCAAGGGCCAGAAGTCCACGTCGAAGTACCATCCACCGAATCGCTTCAGCGCCGAATACCGGAGCGGGTCGGACTTGGAACTCCAGCCCTGGGCTTGGTCGAAAGCGGATTGCAGTTCAGGGAGGAGAACTTCCTCGCCGTGGATCCGGATGTCGTGGTCAGGATTCAGCCGGCGGAACTCGTCGATATTGCGACGCGCCCAGTCGGGCATGACGGAACCGCACCACACGAATGAGATGATCTTAGGGAGGGTCATGTCGCCCCCGCCTTTTGCCGCTTCTGATATGCCAACCGGCCCTTTGACGCAGCGTCACGGCTGTTGTCCAGAGCCGATCCAATGAATAGATGGCGCGGGTTCACGCAGGGCGGATTATCACAGTGGTGACACACATGTTCGCAGGTTGCCAACGGCTTTCCGCGAAGTTTTCCCATTAGCCATCGCGTCGCCCTGACCGGTTCTCCATCCGGGTTGAATTGGCCATATCCACACGACAGAGCGCCGGTCCATATATGGCAGGCATCAAGTCCACCGGATGCATCGACCTTCTCTGTGAATCGTTCCTCGACAGAAGGAAGGATGTCATCGGTAGTTCCATTTCTACGCAATCTCTCCATATGCATCGAGCAGTGGTTGCGGCCCTTGGGGTAGCGGGCTCGCTTGTCGCACCCATCGACGGAGCATTTAGGATTCATGCCGCACCCTTCACGAACCAGCCGTGACCGGTGTTCGGGGTTTCGCCAGCCATCGGCACGCCCGTCTCCTTCATCCAGTCGGCGATCGCGCCGGCCGCGAGGAAGTTGCGCTCGCGCCGCCAATCGTGGCAGATGAGGACGCCACCGGGATTCATGCGCGGCCAGAGATAACGGAGTGAAACAAGGGTCGGCTCGTATTGGTCGAGGTCGAGGTGGACGAAGGCAAAGCGGCAGGCGTCCAATCCTGAGAGGATCGCGGGGACCCATCCCTCATGGATGACGACCGTCTGGCCGTAGGGCCTGGTGAGCAGTCGGAACACGTCTGAACCACCGACGCTCAGGACGCCGTGGACATATTGCCCGGCGTCCCTCGCGGTTTCCTTCGCCATGCCAGCGAACGAGTCGACGGCATGGATGGTGCGCCCGTGTTGCTTGGCCAACTCGGCCATGGGCATGAAGGTCGTTCCGTGCCAGACGCCCAGTTCGGCGATGTCGCCGGGTACCGGTGCGGCAAGCACGGAACGGATCAGATGGTCCAGATGAATGTAGTTCGCCCGGACCACTGGAGGTTAGCGGTCGATGTTGACGTCGACGGTGGTCGCCGCCGCGGTGGCCGCTTCGTGGACGTAGCCCAGCTTCTTGTTGCTGCCGGCGGTGGTCGTGACCTCCTGAGCGCCCGCATCCCAGTAGACCAGGGTACCCTGGGCCAGAGCCGAGGCGCTGCCGTTGTCCTTCGGGAACTTGTGGACGCCGGAGATGGCGATCGCGCCCAGGACGCCCGAGGCGATCGGACGATTCGCGACGCCTACCACGCTGCCGCGGACGACGACATCGCCGGCAGCGACATCGCCGCTCGGGGTGTAGGGCATTGAGCGGCCATCGGAGACGAATTGTGCGGTGGTCATGTTCTTTTTCCTTGTGATTGGTGGGGAAAGGTTTTGCCGACAATGCCCGCCACGGCACACGCCGGGCGGGCATCAGATCAATCGGAACTGGAAGGATCAGGCTCCGCTGGAGCGAACGCCTCCACGGAACTCCTGCTTCGCGACACCGAAGTCGTGGAAGCCACGGACCTGGATGCCCAGGGTGTTGAAGTCCGCATCCGCGCTCTCGACGGTCGGGGTCTGCACGCCGTTGAGGAAGGCAGCCTCGATGACCGGGAGGTCGGCGGGGTCGGCCAGCATGTAGTGCGCGGTGGGCGAGTAGCCGGTCATCGCATCGTTCGACAGGTAGTCGCTGACCACGACCTTGTACTTGCCCTTGTGGGGATTCGCGGTGCCCGCCTTGGTGCTGGCGGTGCTGTCGCGCATCTCCATCGAGTTGACGATCACGTCGGCCGCGACCTCCAACTCAGGCGGGACGAGCAGGATCCGGGGAGCCACGGCGATGGGCTTGCCGTTGGGATCCTTCTGCTTGCGGAACTTGGTCCGGGCCGCGCTCAGACCGTCGATGGTCAGGAGCGAACCGGGGGTGCCGGTGCACAGGTTCTTGTTGCCGGTGGAGAAGAAGCTCGCGTTGTCGAGGAACTCCAGCCAGAAGACCTCGTTCAGCTTCAGGCCAGCGCCGCGACCGATGATGCTGGGGATGTCGGTCAGAGCGCCGAGGTTGTCGTCGATCTGATCCTTGCGGGTGATGCCGAGCATCAGGCCGTAGGTCTCGGCCTTGTTGGTGAAGCTCTGCTCGCCGAGGGTGCCGTGCTTGAGCTCGCCGGTCGGTCCCACCTTCTCGTACTGGTTGGCACCAGTGAGGCGGTAGCTGGTCACGGTCTTGAAGTCGGTCACGGACCGGATGGCCGCGATCTCCTTCCAGGACTGCTCCACCGCCATGAAGCCCTGCAGCAGGAACTTGTTCGCGATGTTCGACAGGATGCCGCTGATGTCGATCGTGCTGAAGCCCGAGGCCTGCAGCTTGTTCGCGAAGGCAGCGCGGAGGACTTCCTGCTGATTCTCCTTGAGCGAACCCTCGCCTATGTAGCCGTTCGCACGGGCGGCGGCCAGGATCAGTCGGCCCAGGCCCATGTGGCGCAGGTTGCGATTCGAGGCGGCTTCCAGGGTCTTCGTCGAGAACGCCTTCTCCGCGTTCTTGAGTCCGCCGGTCAGGCAGACCGCGGCTTCGAGGACTTCGGCGGTCGGGGCCTCGCCGCTGCGGGTGTGGATTGCGGGGCCGGACGAGCGGCTGGCGCGGAGGACGGAGAGCTCGGCCTTCTCGGCGCTCCAGCCTTCCTCGATCGCCTTCGCCTCGATGTCCGAATGCTTGCCGGCGCAGAGGGTGCGGATCGCACCGACGCGGCGGGTCTCATCGGCAGCGGCCTTGCGGGCGGCCTTCAGTGCGTCGGCGACATCATCCTGCTTCGCCTCGATCTTGGGCTTCTCCTGCTTCTCGGCCCAGGCCTTGAGCTCGATCTCGCCCTGCTTGGTCTCGTCGCTCTCGTCGTCGACGACATCGACCTTTGCGGCCAGGTCGGCAGCGAGATGGGGGAATGAGGCGGTCATCGCGAGGAGCGATGCCAGGAGGATCTTGATCTTGTCCATGGACGGTTTCCTTGTTGGTTGGGTCGATTGGGTTTTGCCCGCGACCATGCGGGTGTAGGTGGAGTCATCTGCGCCGAGGGCCACGAAAGACACCTCTTGCAGGGTGCAGGCGCGGACGATCAGGACGGGACCTTCGAAGGTCTGACCGTTGACCGTGACCTTGACGCCCGCGGCGATCGGCTCGACGTGCTCGATCAGAGCGCCGATCGAGGACTGCCAGGGGAAGCCGTTGTCGCTGTTGGCGATGACCTCGCGGGCCGCTTCTCCGGTGCCGCTGGCGATGCCGTCGAGAATCAGGGACTTGCCGCCATCGACGCGAATCTGCGAGGAATGGCCGACGACGAGCGAAGAATTGTGGTCCTTGAGCACTGGGCGCGACTTGTCGCCCAGGTTCATGCCGGCGAGGTCCACAACGACGGGATCTTCCGACCACCAGAAGCGCATGGCCCCGCCGTTGTAGGCGGCCATCTGGAACTTCCGGAGGCTCTTGCCGTCGCCGGCCGCTGCTTCGAGCGTAACGGAGCCCAGCGCCCGGAGCATATTCGGCTCGGTCGAAGCGTTCAGCTTGGCCAGCGGGTCCTTGCTGGCGTGGAGCATGCGGGGGAATTGGCGCTTATTCATCGGCGTCTCCGTCGTCTGATTCGTCGGAGTCGTCCGATTCGTCGTCAGCAGGGACCGCGACCTTGCTGGGCTTGGCCGCAGTCGGAGCAGGAGCAGGCACCACGTCGCCCAGGGTCAGGCCGAGCGAGGCGAGTTTCTTCCGCTCCTTGCCGATCTGGTCGATCTTGTCTTCCCAGTCCGCGCCCTGTCGGCCCCACTCATCCGACAGCGTGGTCGTCAGGTTCGCCAGGCGCGTGCCCTGGGCGTTCGCTTCCTTCTGGGGGTCGACGTGCTCGGTTCCGTCGAAGAACCAGGAATGAGCGAAGTTCGTCTGCACCGTGCGAAGCGACTGCGGCAGGTAGCCCTCGATCAGCACGGCTTCACGCTTCCAGGCGTTGAAGATGCGATCGAGGACCTGGCGCATCATCCGAGCGCGATCGACGCGCAGGGACTTGAAATACGTCTGATGGTCGAGCCGGCCAGACGAGTAGTTGTAGCCCGAGGAATTTCCGGCCGCGACGTTGAAGGGAACGCCCAAGCACCGGGCAACCTCGGCGATCAGCTGGTTCTTCACCTCGCCATACGTCGACGTGGGGTGCTCAGCCTTCATCTGTGAGACCTGCCAGCCGTGCGGCAGCGTCACCATGGCGCGACGCTCGAACTCGACGCGATCGAAGGGCGCTGAGGGTGCCGCTTCACCATCCGGCGAGTCCGTTGAGTACAGAATTGCGGCCAGATCTGCAGCGGTTTCACCCGCGGCGATGACGGCCAGCGTCCAGCGGCGAAGCTGGGCGAACAACGGCAGGGCCGAGGTCAGCTCGGGAATACCACGGCACTGGCCCGGACGCTCCGGAATGAAGAAGTGGAGCATCTGCGAAGCGGGAATCCGCTCCGCTTCCAGGCTGATGAATGCGGCCCCGCCGGGATGCTGACGCAGAACGGAGTATTCAGCCGGGTTGCCATAGGCATCGAACCGGATTCCATCAACGGCATTCAGGTCCAGCGGGGCCAAGTTGACGTCCGCGACCTGCTCGGCCTCGAGGAGGCGCAGGTCCAGCTTGACGGCGCTGTCGAGGATCGGGTTGTTGGTGAACAGGCCGAAGCCTTCACCGTCGACGGCACGCGAGATGCGCAGGGTGCGAAGCTTCTCGGCGAGGTCGATCTCCTCGGCCCAGGCTTGGAACTCTGCTTTGAGGAAGTTGCCGTCTGCGCTGCGCAGGGCGGTGAAGTCGATGCGGGCAGCGGTGCCGACGCAGTCATTCGCCAGCGTGTTGACGATGCCGCGGGCATAGGTGTTGTTCGCGACCTCGTACCGGGCCCGGTTCCTCAAGATGCGACGGACACCAGGCGCGGCAGCAGCGTCGGCGCTCAGGCTGTCGGCCATCGCCCAATGCTTGCGGTTCTCGTCTGTGGTCTGCGCGGCATCCCACCGGGCCCGGACCTGCCGGACCTGCTGTTGCTGCTCGCGATGGCTGACGACGGTCCCCGGCTTCTTGACCCGGAACATCGTCGGGCCCTTGCTCATTCCCCGGTCCCACCGCTGGGGACGATCTTGTTGAACTTGATGCCGATGCCCGACCGGTTCTTGCCGGCCAGGTACCGATCGGCCTCGATGAGCTCCGAGATAGGAAACTTCTCAGCCGAGCCGCTGTCGCCTGTGGCCTTTTTCGGCCCCTGGACTGAATCCAGAATCACGTCGGCGATCTCTTCGTCGGGCATCCCCGAGCCTATGCATCGGATTTCAGGCTTTCACCACGTCAAAGAGAACTCTGATGGATCTGTTTCGGGTCTTTTTGACACGCTCGGTCGTCTTATCGTGCCGGCCAGCAGCGTGGAGAAGTGGCCTCTCGCCTGGCTCATAACCAGGAAACGCCGGTTCAAGTCCGGCCGCTGCAACCTTTCGGCGCATGGAATCTCTGGGTGAGACGACGGGCCCCGGGTAAAACCGGGGTTCTTCGTTTGGTAAGGCCTCTATCCGCCCCGCTTATCTCGAGCAGCCCGCTGCAGGGCGGCGAAGCTCATCCGGTCGGACTTCGCCGGCATCGGCGTGCCGGCCAGTGGGTTGGCCTCGCCCTTCGCCTTCGTCGGCGAGGGGGCAATCGGCATGCCTCGAATGGATGCCGCCACCGCAGCCCCGACGATGCCGTCGAGCCAGTGGTTGTCCCGGCCTGGCAGGAGTTTCCACTCGTCGACCGTCCGGCCGCGTCCCGTCGTGCGTACCCGATGCTCCGCGGTGAGGTGGTCGGCGATCATCCGGTGCCGTTCCCGGTCCTTGCCGTAGAGGTTCAGCGTTCCGGGGTCGCCTGGAGAGGTCAGCCACCGCTTCGCCAGCCACGATTTCCAGAAGTTCGTATCGTAATGGGCGCTTCGAAGGCCTCGTTTCGCCGGCTGAATCCGCCAATTATGGCCCACCCGCTCGCCCTTGTTCTTCGGCCAGTCGTCCATGGGCCTGGTCGAGGCACCCACATACCGGCCGTGGCTCGGCATAATCAGCCCGGAATGGCTCGATTGCCTGCAGAAACCATACACCGTGTCCGTGGATTCGCCCCAGTTCGCGTCGATCAGCAGCAGTTCGATGCCCATTTCGTTGCCGTCCTGGCGCTTGTAACGCTGGGCGAGGAGGATCTTCGTCAGGGCGTCGAGAGCGCCGAAGATCTGGCCCTCGAGGCCCGCGCCCTTGATGACGCTGGCAATCGTGTGCTTCGCGTCGCGCAAGGTGAAGTACGCCCGCTGCTGATCCGGCCAGGTTCCGTAGTCGATGACCTCGCCGTTGCAGTCGTCGTCCCAGGCGCACACGACCCACCAGAGAGTGGAGCCCTGCACGTCGCAGAAGCCGGTGATCCGGGTTGCCCAGGGCGGAACCATCTGGCGAGCAGCACCGGACAGGCGGGAAACGATGAGATCGGCGGTCAGATTCTCGTCCGAAGCCTCCTGATCCGGCATCGGTTCGTTCTGATATTCGGCGAAGAAGCTCGCCTCGTCGGTCAGCCGGATGTTCCAGGCGTGCTGGATGCCGCTGAGCTCGTCCTCGTTGAACCGCGACTCCCACGCCACGCGGCTGCCGGCGTCCATTTCCGCCCGGCGCGTCCGGTAGAACTCGGTTGCCGCGGAGAAAGTCCCGTCTTTTCGCAGGCAATCGGCGCGAATTCGTGCGTATTCCTCCCAGAGATTCGTCGCCGCCGGCCACGCATAGACCATCTTCGTCCGCTCGCCGTTCCATTCCGGGTGCTTCTGGGGGTCCAGGATCCGGTCGGCCATGTCCCCCGGCCGGATGACGGTGCAGGGCATGACGCCCGCGATCTTCTGACCAGGACCAGCCAGGCCGAGGACCGCGCCGCAGAGGACGGACAGCCGGGCCTGGGACTGCGACACGCTCTTCGCCGATTCGTCGGTTTGGGGGTCGTCGATGATGACCAGATCCGGCCGCACGCTTTCGCCGTCCGATCGCTTGTACTTCATGCCGCGGATGCCGCCTGTGATGCCGGCAACCCGCAGGATTACGCCTGCCGCCGGGCTCTTTGGGACGGTCGGCAGGACGATCTCGTCCGACCGCCAGCCGATCCGGGTGGAAACACCCTGCAAGGTCTGCCCGCCAGCCCGGTG